TTCAGACGTGTGCTCTTCCGATCTCCTATTTTTGGCCCCGCGGGGTGTTTTGAAGAAAGTTTTTATCCCCGGAAAGTCCTCCTGGGGTGATCCGAAGTGGGCAAGAACCACATCTAACCTCGATGGGAGTGTACCAAATGACTGCCGTTCAGCAGCTGATCGTTGTCTCTCAGACCAAGACCACTCCAACGACCGGCGTGGGCAAGGTCGCCCTGTTCAAGGCCGATGGAACTCCGTTCCCAGCCGCCACTTTCTCTCAGGCCGCGGCTCAGGCTGATGTCGCTGCACTCACGCAGGCCGCGATCACCGGTGGTGAGTCGCCGACCGAGACCGAATTCAACAACCTGCGCACCGACCACGCCAACACGCGCACTGTTCTCAACAGCCTTCTGGCGAAGCTCCGCACCGCGGGCATCATCGCCACGTAACGAGCCCTTACCGAAGGAGTAGTAGATGGCGACCGAGAAGAAGAATGTCCGGCCGCCAGCTACCACCCCTGAGCGCCGGGAGAATCAGCTCATCGCTGCAGCGACTGATCTGGCCGAAAAGCAGCTTCGTGAAGGAACTGCTTCGGCTGCGGTTGTCGTGCATTATTTGAAGCTAGGTTCTACTCGAGAGCGACTCGAACAAGAGAAGCTTCGAGAAGAGAACAAACTTCTGATTGCTAAAGCTGATGCGTTGGCTGAAGCTCAGAACATGGCCGAAGTTTACCGCAAAGCTCTCGATGCTATGCGGCAATACTCCGGACAAGATCCACAGCCAGCTGACCACGACTATCCTGACGTGGAAGACTGACGTGACGATTAGGACTTACAGCGAACTTCAGCGTCTCGGGACTTATGAAGATCGCTACAAGTACCTCGCTTTGCGAGGAAAAGTCGGTGAGCTGACGTTTGGAGTCGAACGTTATCTCAACCAAAAGTTCTACACCTCATATGAGTGGCGACATGTTCGCAACCATGTGATCGTTCGAGACAGCGGATGTGATCTCGGATCTGATGGGTATGAGATTCACAAGGGCCTCTATATTCATCATATGAATCCGCTGACTGTTGACGATGTCAAGAATGGTAATCCCGACATCCTCGATCCCGAGTTCCTAATCACCTGCACGCATCAAACACACAACGCCATTCACTACGGGGATGCGAGACACGCACCAAGGAAACTCGAACCTCGTAGACCTGGCGACACAAAACTCTGGTGAAAAGGAGAAGACATGGCTCCGGCTAAGAAGGCCGCCCCGGCCGCCAAGCGCTCGAAGGTCATGGGTGGTGCCGAGGACGACATCATCACCGACGACCCGGTTCCTGCTGAGGCTGAAGACCCGGCGCTGAGTTCCCGCGCCAAGGACGAACTCTTTGGCGATGCGCCGAAGACCAAGGAAGGTGTTCGGCCCGTGGATGCACAGCAGGCTTCCGCGGACAAGCCGACCGACGCTGTGGTGACCGAAGCTCCGGATCTGTCTCCGCCGGAGCGTCATGAACACACCGCCCACGAGTCAGCTGACGCTGTCGAAGACGACGCGGACTACGACGCGGAAGAAGTGGAGGCGAAGCCGTGAGTGATCTCAGCTACGTCACCAGCAAGCTCGGTAAGGTCTCTGACAAGGCTCGCCGTACCGCGGAGGAAGTTTTCCGTGCCGCTCAGTCTGCCGGACACGATATCTGGTTCATCTGGGGCGACGGCAGCAAGCCGGACCACAATGCGAACCACACCAAGAGCGAGCCGGTTCTGGACTTCATGGTTCGCAACAAGACTGCTGGTCGCTGGGTTCGCAATTACCTGTGGCAGCACCGGTCTCGTCTCGGTCTGAAGCACGTCATCTGGGATCGCCGGATCACGTCGACCGTTACGCAGCCCGGCGTCGAGCGGTGGATGGAGGACCGCGGCAACCCCACGGCCAACCACGAGGACCACGTTCACAGTCATCAGTTCGCCGGCAACTACGCAAATCCTGATGGTACGCCGATGAACAACCCGGCCGAAGTCGACCACGAGCTTCTGGTGGACGGCAAGCTCGGTTCGCGGACTATCGCGAAGTGGCAGCACATCGTGGGTACGCCGGTCGACGGGGTGATCAGCGAACCTTACAGCGAACTGGTTTACTGGGTTCAGCGCTACCTTAAGGACCGCACGGATTACGCGCTGGTCTGCGACGGACACGGTATCAAGCAGGACGGCAAGGTCTACAAGACTGTCCGTGCGCTTCAGCGCTACCTGGGCACCGAGTCCGATGGCGAGATGTCGGTTCCGGTTTCTCAGGTCGTCAAGGCCCTTCAGCGTCGCTTGAACGAGCAGCGCTTCTAGTTCTTCGAGGGAGGTGTCTCACGTGAGCGCCAGCATTCTCAATAGTGTTAAGAAGAATCTCGGTCTTGCGGCGGATTACAATGCCTTTGACCCTGACATCATCATGTACATCAATTCGGTTTTTTCAACCCTGAACCAGTTAGGGGTTGGTCCGGACGACGGTTACATGATCGAGGATGCCACGGACGAGTGGGACACCTTCCTCGGGAACGACCCCAAGCTGAACAACATCAAGGTCTACGTATATTTGTGCGTCAAGCTTCTCTTCGATCCTCCGACGTTGTCCTACGTGATCACGTCTATGAAAGAGCAGAAGGAAGAGCTGGAGTGGCGGATTAATGTTCGCCGCGAAGACGTTGAGTGGACTGATCCAAATGGTCCTGGCGAGATGGTCGACGGGGAGCTCGTTCTCGACGGCGGCATTCCTTAAGGAGAAGTTGTGACTTACGAGTTCAATTTCCGACGAGGAATGTCCGGAACCTGGGCTGCTCGAAACTCGATTCTTGGTCCGGGTGAACCTGGTCTGGAAACCGACACGGGCAAGATCAAGATCGGCGATGGTCAGACCAGTTGGGTCAACCTGCCATATTTCGTGGACGAAGAGATCATCTCAGAGATGATTGCGGCCGCGGAGCTTCAGGGTCCTCCTGGAGACGATGGCGAAGACGGCGCCGATGGAGCCCCGGGCTTATCTGCTTACCAGATTGCTGTTGCAAACGGCTTTGTTGGTAATCAGACTCAGTGGCTTGCTTCTCTTGTTGGTCCTCCGGGAGCCAATGGGACTGATGGTACTAACGGTTCTGATGGAGAAGACGGACAGGATGGGGTCGACGGAACCGACGGCGTAGATGGTGAGTCTGTAACAGTAACTCTCGTCCCCGCTGCAAACTGGCCTCCGGCTTCTGATTCCAACCCGCTTCATCTCTACTTCCGAGTTCCGTGATGGCCCAGATCGATCTGTCTTCAGCAAATCTTGGTCGAGTCGCTGGACAAGAAGTCGACGCACTGATGATCGCAAACACGTTAGTGTGGGAATCTCCGTCTGGGCCAGATGGTCCGTACTACGTGAATGATGCGCTGGCTATCACACCGAACTTGTATTCGGATGGTACCCCGAACATTGTCATTGGTCATCAGCTACTTTTCCACAACCCGGGGTTTGTGACAGGAATTCGTTGGTATGACGGAACTTCCGCCGCGGGAAGCTGGACGCTTAGTCTGTGGCGATCAGAGACCATCGACGGTCATATTCCTGACTTGGGAACCACACCAAGACTTGCGGTAAAGACTGTCGCCGCGGCTGGTGGTGGCTATCGAGACACCTTGTTTGACACTCCAATTACTGTAGTGACTAACAAGGTTTACACAGTTTCTCGATACAACTCCATCGGCCGGTATGTTCATCACGCCGGATTTTCTGGCGCTCATGGCGCCTATTCCGATGCGGACCCTGTCTATGTCCCCAGCTTCAACCAGAACATGTCTGCGGTTGCTCCTGGATGGACGGGGGTCTATCCTTATTTGTTCCGAGTTGGCGCCGGCGACGTAGTTCCCCAGGTTCAATCAAGCGGTAGTCCTTACTACGGAATCACGCCCATATTCTACAAGTCTCTTTGATAGGGGGAAGCTTTGTCTAAAGAAGTCGAAGAGTTCCTCGAACACTTCGGTGTCAAAGGGATGCGATGGGGCGTCCGTAAATCTGAGCCTCATCCTCTAGACACCAAGTCTCTCCCGGATACGGTTACGTCCAAAGGTGAGTCACTTAGTGTCGTAGGTTCTAAAGCCCCTGCTCTTGGTAGGGGAATTGCCAGGCTAAGTAGTCGCTTCCGAGACAAGCTGGCTCGCAGTTCTCATTTTTCTCTTAAGAGAAAAGATGGGACAGACGTCGGACAGTTTTATCTTTCTAGGAAGAAAGATGCTAAAGAACTCAATGTCGTTTGGATCGAAGTAAAAGACAAGTACGCGGGTAACGGTTATGCTACAGCCGCGATGAAGTCAGTGATCAAAGAAGCCAAGCGACAAAAGCTCGACAAAGTTACGCTCGAAGTTCCTGGCATCTCTCCGAACGCTCGACATATTTACGAGAAGCTCGGATTCAAGGTGGACAAGGAGCAGTCAGACTACAATCCTAGAGACATGTGGGGAGGATTGACAAGCATGACGTTGGACCTCACGCCGAAGACGGCGACTCACTCTCAAACAGTCGAAGAGTTCCTCGAACACTTCGGTGTCAAAGGGATGCGGTGGGGCGTCCGTAAGAAGCCCATGACTGCGGAGCAAAAGCAGAAGGCTCAAGCTAAGTGGGATAAAAAGGCTAAGCGCTCTTTTGCCACGGACTATCGTAAAGCTTCTAGGCGAATGAAGTACGAAATTCGCTCAATCAACAACAAGCCGAAGTACAAGGGTAAAGACCTCAGCATCACAGGACCAAACAAAGCGTTGGTCAAAGAGTACGACACCGAAGTCGGAAACAAGACGGCGAAGGTGATGGGTACCGTCGCGCTGGGTCGTCTTGGTCGTCGTCCGGGAACAGGCGAGAGAGTCACTTATCAGTATAAGTACGCTGCGGGTGATTTGGTCATGAAGCTTTCCGCGCCACGTGCTCGTCACGATGCATTCAGCGATGTCATGGCCGAACTCGAAAGTCTTACGTTTGTCGCGAAGAAGGACGCAAAAGGTTTTGTCGTCGATATTCTTGTTCTAGAAGACGAAAGCGAGCTCACCCAATCTCATCTCGAGCACTACGGTGTGAAGGGAATGCGGTGGGGTGTACGAAACGAAGAGCGATCTGCTGACTCCGTCAGATTTCATGCTATCCGAAAGAAGGGTAGCTATGGAAAGATCGGTAAGCTCAGTAACGAAGAGCTCCAATCTTTCATCACCCGCGCCAATCTGGAGAGCCAGTACAAGAAGGTGAACCCCACCTTGTTCAAGCGTGGTGCGGGAATCGTCAAAGGTCTCCTCGGTGTAGGGAGAACCGCAAACGAAGTCGTCGGCTTTGTGAATTCCCCCGCGGGAAAGCAAATGCGCGACGCACTCTGAAGCTAGAAGGGAGGGTTGGCGATGGGTTTGTCCAACACCGCTGTGCCGAATTATTACGGCCAGTTTCGTGAGGCGGTGATTCGCGGTTACATTCCGGTAAACCGGGAGATCGCGATGGAGATGAATCGCATCGATGCACTCATCGCCAATCCGAACATCTGGTACGATGATCGCGCAGTTGAAGGATTCATTCTTTACTGCGAGAATGAACTCACACTTACTGACGGTGGCGATCTAAAGCTGCTACCATCATTCAAGTTGTGGGCTGAGCAGATCTTTGGCTGGTACTACTTCATCGAAAGAGAAGTCTACGTACCATCTGAAAACAATACCGGTGGTTACTACGAGACGAAAGTCATTAAGAAGCGACTAACCACTAAGCAATACTTGATTGTCGCCCGCGGCGCAGCAAAGTCGATGTATGCTTCGTGCATTCAAAGTTTCTTCTTGAATGTCGATACAACGACTACGCATCAGATCACCACGGCTCCGACGATGAAACAGGCCGACGAAGTCATGTCGCCCATTCGCACTTCGATTACTCGAGCCCGTGGACCTCTGTTTGCCTTCCTGACCGAAGGCTCTATGCAGAACACCACAGGTTCGAAGTTGAATCGACAGAAGCTTGCGTCAACCAAGAAGGGTGTGGAGAACTTCCTCACCGGATCGCTTCTTGAAGTTCGACCTATGTCGGTTAACAAGCTCCAAGGCCTCAGACCCAAGACGTCGACCATCGACGAGTGGCTGTCTGGCGACTTGCGAGAAGACGTGGTTGGTGCCGTCGAGCAGGGCGCTTCAAAGCTCGAAGACTACTTGATCGTCGCCATCAGTTCCGAAGGTACTGTTCGGAATGGTTCCGGTGACACGATCAAAATGGAACTTGCCAAGATTCTTAAAGGCGAATACCAAGCTCCCCACATCTCCATTTGGCACTACAAGCTTGATGAGCTTGAAGAAGTCAATAATCCGGACATGTGGGTTAAGGCGAATCCGAACCTCGGCAAGACCGTTTCGTATGAGACATATCAACTAGACGTCGAAAGAGCTGAGAAGGCTCCCGCTTCACGAAACGACATCCTTGCCAAGCGCTTCGGAATCCCGATGGAGGGTCTCA